TAGCGCCCTTGACGTTGATCAACTGAAATGACTGAACTTCGTGGTGCTGGCGGCGGCGGGGGCGGCGGCAAAGGCGGGGGTGGCGGTGGCGGGGGTGGTCAGAGACCATCAGAAGCATCTGACAGTCTGCAATCAGTCCAGTTTGGCGCTGTTTTAGATCTAGTCAGCGAAGGCGAAATCGAAGGAATTGAAGGCGGCTTAAAAGGTATCTACCTGGATAACACTCCAATCCAGGACAGCAATGGAAATGATAATTTCACTGGTTACACCGTTGTTACACGCAATGGCACTCAGGGGCAAACATATATTCCAGGTCTAAATGGCACGCAGAGAGAAAAGCTGGTCAACGCTGAATTCACTAAATCTACTTCCGTAACTCGTCAAATTACTGATAATGACGTTGACCGCTTAAGGATTACTGTTCAGCTTCCTGCATTGCAGGAGTTTCAAAGTGACGGCGACATTGAAGGCAGCTCAGTTCAAATCAAAGTACAGATTCAGTACGACGGTGGCGGTTTTGTCGATGCTTTTACAGACACGATCAGCGGCAAAAGCAGCAACGTTTACAAGCGTGACTACATGGTGGAGCTAACCGGAAATTTTCCGGTTGATGTCCGCTTGGTGCGTCTAAGCGATGATCCAAGTACTGCCAGGCTGCAAAACGATACTTACTGGTACAGCTACACCGAAATCATCGACGAGCGCTTGCGCTACCCCAATAGCGCGTTGGCGTTTTTGCGTTTTGATTCTCGCCAATTCAGTGGTATTCCCAGGCGTAAATATCTGGTTCGCGGCATTAAGGTCAAGATCCCTAGCAACGCGACTGTTGATACTACGACTTATCCCGGCAGAATCACCTATTCGGGCGTCTGGGATGGGACGTTTCAGGCGGCAACTTGGACTAACGATCCAGCCTGGTGTTTATACGATTTGCTGATCAATACCCGCTATGGGGCGTCGATCCCTGAGTCGTCACTGGATAAGTACGACTTCTATTCGATCAGCCAGTATTGCAACGCTCTAGTCAACGACGGCAAGAACGGTCAGGAGCCAGATGATAAAGACGGTCAGGAGCCACGTTTTAGCTGCAACCTGCTGCTAAATAGCCGAGACGAAGTGTATAACGTCATCCAAGAGATGACTAGCTTGTTCCGTGGTATTGCGTATTACGGCGCAGGATCACTGGTTCTGCAGCAGGATAAGCCAAGCGATTCTCAATATTTGCTTGGTCCGAGCAACGTTGTAGACGGCATCTTCAATTATTCGGGCACATCACAAAAAACGCGGCACACGACTGCAACGGTTGCTTACCAGGACTATGACACCCAAGGCGAAGTTGCCTACGAATACGTTGAAGACCAGTACGCCGTTAAAAAATACGGCGTTATCAATAAAGACATCAAGGCGCTGGGTTGCTACAGCCAAGGTCAGGCACACCGCGCAGGTAAATGGGCGCTGCTGTCGGAGCAAAACCTAACGGAAACCGTCACATTTTCGGTTTCGATTGATAGCGGCATCATTCTGCGTCCCGGAATGGTGATCGACATTGCCGATCCGCTCCGTGGTGCTACGCGCCGCAGTGGTCGCATCAGCAGCGCAACAACCACCGTCATCACCGTTGATAGCGACACCAACCTGTCGGTCAACCTGTCGAACAGCCCAACGCTTTCGGTGATGATGCCGACCGGGCTGGTAGAAACCAAAACCATCAGCAGCATCAGCGGCACCGCGATTACGGTCAGCAGTGCATTTAGCGAAGCACCCAACGCCAACGCTGTCTGGCTGATTCAGACCACCGATATTCAGTCCCAACAATTTCGGGTGCTTAACGTTGCCGAATCTGGCGACGGCATATACGGCGTCACTGCACTGGCTTACAACGCTTCACTTTATGACTCGATCGAATCTGACCTGAAGCTGCAGCCAAGGGTTATTTCCAATCTCTCCGACAAGCCTGATGCAGTCGATGATATTACAGGCAATGAATATCTCTACGTTGACGGCCAAAGTGTCCTGACGGCGTTTGATCTTACCTGGCAGCACAACGGACTGCGTACCAGTGAGTATCGCGTACAGTATCGGATCGACAACGATAACATTCAGACGGTCGTAACTAGCAACAAATCAATAACGCTAAGAAGTTTGCGCGCTGGCACGTTAAAGCTGCAAATTCAAGCCTTTAATTATCTCAATAAGTCCAGCGATACCACAGCAGTTGAGATTGAGCTGGCTGGTAAAACTGCCATTCCGTTTGACGTTAGCGGTTTAACGCTGGAGCCAATCAACGAAAATAGTGCTCGTTTGAAATGGGATCAGGCAACAGAGCTGGACGTAAGGGTTGGCGGTCGTGTTCATATTCGCCATAGCTCGCTAACCAACGGAACAGCTACATGGAGCAATGCAGTCGATCTGATTAGCGCAGTTTCTGGTGCAACAGATGAAGTCGTTGTCCCGCTTATTGAAGGTGAGATATTTGTCAAATTTGAGGATGACGGGGGACGCCTTAGCGCCAACGCCACCAGCGTTCTGGTTGACCTGCCGGAAACGATCGCCAAAATTTCTGTCCAGCAACGCCGTGAGGATGCAGATACGCCACCGTTCCAGGGCGCTAAAACTGATGTTTTCTACAGCTATGACCTTGATGCGTTGTTGCTTGATGTTGATGGACCAGACATTGACAGCATTGCTGATTTTGATGCGATCCCAGATTTTGACTTCAACGGCGATGTATTAACTAGCGGCGAGTATGAGTTTGCCAGCGTTCTTGACCTTGGCGCTGTCTTTGCTACTGATTTCAATCGTTATTTCGTCACTGAAGGTTTCTACCCGAATGACCTGATTGACTCGCGTATTGGCAACGTCGATTCTTGGACGGATTGGGATGGAGTCACGATTGATCAGGTCAACGCAAAGCTGTATTTGCGGGCTACAAATGATGATCCTGCTGGAACGCCAACCTACGGCGAATGGCAGGAATTTAAGAGTGGCACATACAAAGGTCGCGCCTTCCAATTCAAAGCGCTACTCGAAAGCTTTGACCCAGGGCAGAACATCCTGATCAATGAAATTGGCTACAACACCAGCTTCAAGGGACGGCAGGAGCAGAGCAACGGCTATGTGGCTAGCGGCACAAGCACCAAGCGCGTGGACTTCAATAACGCATTTTTCACTGGAGCAGCCAGCCTTGGCAATCTGGACCAGTTCCTCCCGAGCATCGGGATCACGGTGCAGAACCTTGCATCTGACGAAAGGGTCAACATCAGCAACATCTCAGGCACGGGCTTCGATGTGGACGTTTTGGACAGCGGAGACAGCAACGTGGATCGTAATTTCACATGGACTGCTGTTGGTTATGGCCGAGGGGTCTAAAGTGGGTTAAATGCTGTTCCAAAGCGGACTGACACATGGCAACCCATGATTATGTAATTGCCAACGGCTCTGGCGGCGCAGTTCGTAGTGACCTGAACAATGCGCTAGCGGCAATCGTCAGCAATAACAGCAGCGCAACTGAACCGACCACGACCTATGCCTACATGTGGTGGGCGGACACTACGTCTGGTCAGCTGAAGCTGAGGAATGGTGCTGACAGTGCTTGGGTTGTAATCCGCGAGCTTGACGGCACGATGCTGATGGAGAGCGGCACGGCTGGTGCGCCGGGTCTTGCTTTCGCGTCTGACCTTGATACTGGCATTTACAGCCCCGGCGCAAACCAACTAGCCATCTCGACTAATGGTCAGGGACGGTTGTTTATTAATGCGAGTGGGAAGGTTGGCGTTGGTGGACTACCTAGCGGCGCTTTTAATAAGTTTAGTGTTAACGGTTCTCTCGGTAATTTTGAAATCAGTGATCAAGGGAACATCATAAACCTTACAGCCGGGGTTACTTCTTATATTAGAACTACAGCTTCGGGGATGCCCCTTCAGTTTGGCGCCGGCTTCTATGTCTTTACTAGTCAAGATTTAACGACCGAGTTCATTCGTATTGACGCCTCAGGCCGCTTAGGTGTGGGGACGAGTTTGCCCGAAGCGTTATTGCATCTCAAAGGCGCAGGTGCAAGGTTCAGAGTCCAAGACTCAAACGGCACAAATCAGCATGTTTCGTTGCAGCAA